AATCACTAAAAGACGATAAAGTTATACAGCCATCTTTTACTGATCAAGGGGATGACCCCAGATATAAATATTTAAGCTCAAGGTTTGATATAAACCCAACAATCAATGATCCAATGCAGAGAAATAATCTGAGGAATTACGGGGCACCCATGGGTTCTAATATAAGCAGAAACACCATAGCTCAAGATATAAAAAATAAACAGGATAATGACGCTAAGTATGGATACTCTGGTGTTAGAGAAACACTAAAAGAAGCTAATCAAGGTGCTAAGGTTTCTGCAAATATATCGGAAAATTTACAGGCTGCAAAAGCGACGGGTAGCGAATCTAATTTAAAATCTGCAATTGAAACAGCTAGAACGGGCATGCGCAACGATAAATTCCTACGATCCACGCGCCCTGTCAGAACAAACCCTACAACTGGCGAAACAGAAATAAGCAACCAGGCTGCTTATTTGAACGCGAGTACGGTGCAAAATTATATTAATCAAAGTCAAACAGCTACTAAAAGACAAAACTCAGCAGATAATTTAAGGTTTATGAAAGATGACTTTAATAAAGATGTCAAAAGCGGTAAATATAATTTAAATACGAATACAAGTTTAAATAGTATTGTTAAAAACATAATGTCAACACCTAAAAAGAAAGACGAAAGATCTGGTAATTAAAAAGTTAATAATTTGTGTAATAATATAGATATAAATTAAATCTAATATTATGAAAAAATTATTAACTACATTATTATTTATTTTTGCTTTAACCACATCAAATGCTCAACAGCAATTTGAAGGCGAATGGAAAAGCGAAACTTCCTCTTTTACAACAACTATAATTGCAAGTGAATATGCAGTTTTAAAAGTATTTAACTTTAGTTTTAAAGAGGATCTATATATAGAAGAAACTATATTAAAACAAACAGACCATGAACTTACAACTCGACTATACAATTATAGAAATGGATACGACGTTGTGATAAAATATAAATTAATTGCTGGTAATTTAATATGCGAATTTAGTGGCGATTTGCACACGGTAATCAAACTTACTAAAAAATAAATATGGCCTTTAAACTTGGTAACCCAACAGATCCGCCCTCTGGCAGCAGCAATGCCACCGCTGAGGAGTTACGTCAAAAACGTATAGACGCGCAAAAAGCATTAGAAGCTGAGCGTAAAAGAGTTACTGATATACGATCTAGAATAGATGAAGTAGCGGAAACTGCCTCGCTTACATATACTATAAATTACGGAACAAACGACCCCAGGGCCGGAATTAAGGGCGCTGGCGTAATTCCGCAAAAAACATACGAATGGCTACAGAGCGAGGGAGGCGCTGGTTGCTCAACTTATGCTTGTGGTATAATGCGTGAAGCCGGGGTTACCGTTCCTAATTCTGTTGGCTCAGAAGGAATAACTATAAACAATGTTACATATAAACCTGGTGACAAAATGCCAATTATACCAGGCAACGAACAATTTGACGCGGTAGCACCTATGCTTGGATTTGAATTAAGACCTCCCGGTAGTTTGCCAGAAGAAGGGGATGTTACTAGAGTAGGCTACGGATATGGATTAACAAGTCACTCCACAATTCAAGTAGACGATGGCTTAAATGTTTATAATCCGGGGACGCTGGACCATGGTTTGAAGAAGAACACCTATTACTCAAATGCAAAGCGTTTTGAACCTATGAGCGAGCAAGAAACAGCTCAATTTTTAAGGGACAATGAAGAAACCGGATTCTACAATAAACCAGTAGTTAGCGAAGATAAAAAATTATACGAAAATAGATTAATGCAATATGTAGGGGATTTACCGGCGTTGAGAAAAAAATATAGAGAGGCCGCACAAGCTTCTCTTGATGAAGTTATAAATTTAAAACCAAAAGGGATTCAGTTAAGTTCTTTACAGCCAACAGCGCAGTTACCAACTAATATGCTAAAGTTTTTTAATAGAAATAAATAATTTAATTTAATAAAATGAAAAAGCTACTATATATTTTAGCTTTTCTTTTTTTGGGTATTGCTAATGCTCAAGACAAACTTTCTATATCTAATTATTTTAAAATACCGGAAAGTTATAAAAGAATAGCCAAAACCGATTACCATAAATGGTTAATTAATAAAGAAATAAAAGTAGAAGAAGTAAAAACTTATGACGGATATACTATATACGGACTAGGGAATTATTATGCCGCGAAATTTGATTACGATATTGGCAAAAGAGATTTGCACCAATGCGCAGATGCCGCTATGTATTTTAGGGCTTGGTATCATTTCAACGAAAACAGTATAAATAAAATCGCTTTTACATTTACAGATGGCACAAAGTACAGCTATAGCGAATTTTTAAAACAAAAAAACCTTAGCAATACGTTCAAAAGCTTAAATAAGTATATGGTTATTATATGGTCTTACGCTGGAACTTGGTCAATAGACAAGTACGACACAACACCTGTTAGCATAAATAATATATCTGCTGGCGATATATTTGTTGTAGGTGGATTTCCAGGCCACGCGGTGACTGTTGTAGATATAATAGAAAACGAATGTGGTGATAAAAAAATAATGTTATCACAAAGTTTTATGCCAGCACAAGATCATCATATATTATTAAACCCAAAAAGTAATACTGTTTGGTTTGATATAAACGAGGTGCACAATACGGGATTTGGCTTCACAGAAGACAATTTAAAAAGATTTAAAATATAATGAAAAAAATTTGGGAGTGGCTAACTGGTAACGTAATAAAAGAAGTGGGGGTTGTTTTAGATAATCTTACAACTACTAAAGAGGAGAAACTAGAGGCTCAGCGATTAATAACTGAAATATTAGAAAAAGCTGACAAGGAAGCTCAAGAGCAAGTTACAGCAAGATGGCAAGCAGATATGCAGTCTGATTCTTTTTTATCTAAAAATATACGCCCAATGGTGCTTATATACTTAACAGTCATATTCACTGTGTGCGCGTTTTTTGATGGTAACATTGGGGAATTTAAAATAGCAGAAGAGTACATCCCAATATTCCAAACTCTTCTTGTTACAGTATACGGAGCTTACTTTGTAGGTAGAACTTGGGAAAAAAGTAAAAGTATAAATAATAATAACGATAAATAAATCAACTTAAATTAAATAAAATGGCAAAAATTACAGAAGAACAACTAAAATTAAATAAAATGGCAAAAATTACAGAAGAACAACTAAAAACAATACGTGAATCGCAAACTAAACTTAGTGATTTACTAAATAAAGTAGGTTATGCAGAAGCAACAAAGCACGGGTTGCTGCATGAGTTTGCAAAAGTAAACAAAGAGGTTGAAGACTTTAAAGCAGAATTAGAGGAGCAATATGGTCCAATAAATATTGATGTTGAAACCGGAGAGTACACAGAGCTAAAAAAGAATGAGTAATAATGTAAGAAAAATCAGCATAGGCTCTGATTATAAAAATGATGCGATGCACTACTCAGTAGGGCAACAGGTTTATGGAGGCCATGAAATATCAAATATATTATTTGACGAAGCTGATCATTCTTACAATATATTCATTAAAAAAAATAACGAGGTGTTGCCATGGAAAAAGTTTAATAAAAACATGGCAATATCCGTTGAGTATGACTTAGAGTATTAATGAAAAGCCTTTACCAATTTATTGTTAAACCCGCTAATAAGCGTTATAATAATGAAAAGAAAATAGGCGACAGTAGCCTCTTACTAAATAATAATATAGAAAGCTTTCGTCACGTTAGCAAAGAAGCAATTGTAGTTGAAATACCAAAAGCTTTTAAAACAAATATAAAACCTGGTGATAAAGTTATAATTCATCATAACATATTTAGAAGGTTTTATGATATAAGAGGGAAAGAAAAAAATAGTGGCACTTACTTTAAAGATGATTTATATTTTGTTAATATAGATCAAGTTTATATGTATAATCAAAATAATAAATGGATACCTCATTTAGATTATTGTTTTGTTAGCCCTATTAAAGAGGATGCTATGTTTTCAATTAATTTTGAGAAGCCCCTAGTTGGTATATTAAAATATGGAAATAACGCGTTAGAAGCGCTTAAAATAAGCCCAGGAGACTTAATTGGCTTTACGCCGTACAGTGAGTTTGAGTTTATAATAGATAACAAGCGTTTATATTGTATGAAATCAAATGATATTGTAATTAAGTATGAATGTAAAGGAAACGAAAAAGAATATAATCCAAGCTGGGCACAAAGCGGTTGAGGAGTTAATTAAGGTAGCTAAAGAAGCGATTGTTGATTCAGATGATGATATATCAGCTGATAGATTAAAAAACGCCGCTGCTACTAAAAAGCTAGCTATATTTGACGCGTTTGAAATACTTAATAGAATTGAAGAGGAGCAAGCATTGCTTGATGGTGCCAATAAAGAAACGCGAGCAAAGTCTTTTAAAGGTTTTGCAGAAGGTAGATCTAAATAATGTACGAGCAAAGTTTATATAAAATTTTACCGGACTATATTAAGCCGAGCGTAATTAAAAAAAATAATCGTTACAAAAAATGGCAGTATGGCTATAACAAAGAGTATGATGTTATAGTTATAAGCAAGACGGGGCAAATAGGCGAAGTATACGAAATACAAAATTTAAAAATTGCACTGCCAAAAGAAGATAGTGTTTACGTTTCTAAAAAGGATAAATGGGAAAAGCTTGAGTACCCTGAGGAGCTTAGTAAAATAAAAAGCGTATTCGAGTGGAACACAAAGCCCGAGTATTTTAAAGATAAATACTATGATTACATTGATCAAGAATTTAATCGCAGATCGCAGGGGTTTTGGTTCAACAATAAAGGCTTAGCTACTTACATTACTGGTACTCACTATATGTACTTGCAGCACTCCAAGATTGACGTTGGGGCAGCAGAGTTTAGAGAGTCAAACAGATTATTCTTTATATTCTGGGAAGCTTGTAAAGCTGACACGCGATGCTACGGCATGTGCTACCTTAAAAACAGAAGGAGTGGATTTTCGTTTATGTCCTCAGCTGAAACTGTTAACCTCGCAACAATTTCCTCGGATTCACGATTTGGCATATTGTCAAAGTCTGGCTCTGATGCTAAAAAGATGTTCACAGATAAGGTCGTACCGATCTCGGTCCACTACCCGTTCTTTTTTAAACCCACCCAAGACGGTATGGATAGGCCAAAGACCGAACTCGCCTATCGTGTTCCCGCTTCAAAGCTTACCAGAAAAAAGCTTGATCAAGGTGAAAAACCTGAAGAATTAGAGGGATTAGATACCACTATAGATTGGAAAAACACCGGTGATAACTCCTATGATGGAGAAAAATTAAAACTACTGGTACACGATGAAAGTGGAAAATGGGAAAGACCGGATAATATATTGAACAACTGGAGAGTCACTAAAACTTGTTTAAGGTTAGGTTCTAGAATTGTTGGTAAATGTATGATGGGGTCAACAAGCAACTCGCTGGATAAAGGCGGGGGTAATTTTAAAAAATTATACAACGCCTCAGATGTTACAAAAAGAAACCGCAACGGACAGACTAGCTCGGGATTATATAGTTTGTTCATACCTATGGAATGGAACTACGAGGGATTTATTGATTCTTATGGCATACCTGTATTCGACGCACCAAAAGAAAAAATTGAAGGACCTCACGGCGACATAATAGATCAAGGAGTAATACAGCATTGGCAGAATGAAGTTGATGGATTAAAAGATGATCAAGACGGGTTAAACGAATATTATAGACAATTCCCAAGAACGGAACAGCA